CAATCAGATAATCTATGGTAGGAATATCATAAACTTTAACCATAGATTTAGGATTAAAATCTCTATCCACTGTATCGGACCCCCAATATATAGGTACAGTATTAGCATAGTAGCAATCAATAAGCTTTTCCGTTACATAGCCTGGATGGGCTCCATTTTCCATTGCAATACCAAATTTAGCTTGATGGAAAAAGTCCAGCTTCAATGTCCTATCTCTTGGTAAAATTATTCCAGTTGTATTTAAATGAGGGCCCGAGGACGCTAAGAGACCTGCATCTAATAACATCATCACAAAAAGGTTACGTTGCTGACAATAAGGATTTGATTGGACATATGCAGAAAAATTAGTTTTTTGATCCCATTCCTTTTCATAGTCAATATCTCGATGGGTAAGATAGAGATAATCAAATTTCCCGTGAACATTATTGTCTTTATTGATGGCCCACATTTCTAGTACATACAGAGGTAATCTATAATGTCTAGGAGAGTTCTCATGATCAAAAGTCAGAGCCACATCACATTCGGAATAGTTCGGCCGAACATTTTCTCCCGTGAAAAATATCTTATGAGGTCGAGTATAGTTTAAATGATTTGTACCAAAATTGGCATCTCCAAAGATCAAGTAATCTGGATCTTGATCATCTCGGATAACATTATATCGTCTCCCCAGGATATCCGTGAAGAAATTTATACAGTTTGTATACGTATCTGTGAACCCGAGCCGGAGGTCTCTCATTGTTTAGTCCAAAATACAACGGAATTAGGAAGTTTATTGAGAGGTGTTCTAATCTTATTGGTTTCCCTAAATTCTTTGATCGCATCGTTTACCGATTCTAAGTTGGTATCATGAACCGCTACAATCCCATTTAAAACCACTTTAGGATAATATCCAGTTAAGTCATTTAGAACATCGTTCTTAGAATGATTTCCGTCAACAAAGAGAAAACTTATAGAATTATCGGCAAATTGATCCTTAACTTCATCACTAGAATTGACTTGAATATCTACTCTACCACCAAATTCTAGTAAGTTTTTATTAGCAAGGTCCTGAAATTGGTCCATCGTATGTTGATCAATCACTCCAATCCAATCTATATATTCAAGGAAAGGATCGATAGTGGTCAATAAACTTACATTAGGACAAGATTCTAAAATGTGATAAGCCGATTCACCACGGGCTGTACCAATTTCAATACCATGAACTTCACCTTTAAGGCGTTTGATATATGGTATCAAACCCTTGGAAGCTGTCCATGGTAGAGGCCAGTCACCAGCTTCCTTAAGGTCCTGGACTGTCATAAAATCTGATGGCGTAGGTACAAAGCCCATGTTAAACTCTCATTCCTGTTGTATGATCGACTATATGGTACCATTTGAAATGGAACCTGGCAAATTCTCTAGATTTTTCAAGTTGCCCGAAAGAACCTTTATAGTCCTCCCAACCGCCATTTGGACCAGTATCACCACCAAAAATCATATAACGTTTTACCTTTGGTTCTATAAAAGTTTCAACCACATTGTCACTTAAATCGGTCATTCTCTAAATTCCCTATCCCAAATTACATTCAATTGCTTTACCCGATTATATTGGTGGACAATGACATAATGGTTATCATAGGTATTGGCAACAAATGGATACCCCGCAGCATCATAAATTCGGGCGTCGGGCCCGATAAAGTTATCAGTGATTTGTTCTAGTGTTTTTCGACCTGAGGTATATTCTATACCAGCATCCCCCGACCCTTCTTGGATTGCAAATCGGGTTGTTCCCATATGAACGCACCAAGAATTAACCGTAGATGTCATTTCACACTTTTCTTTCCATGGTTGTGTAGAAAGAAGAATATTCATAGCGGCTTGATCCGGACCTCCCCCTCCAGATACATGTTTAGGAGCCCCACTACATATAAGACTAATAGAAAGACATAAATCCAAGAAAATTTCAAAACCACCGGCGATGACACCGGCACAATAGATTGGACGATCTTTCATATGATCAAACATTAGGTCACCGAAAGCTTGTTTCATATTATTGGCCGACCATGTTTCATCCTTATATAGGAAATTCTCTGAGGCCACTCGAATCATATTCAAAGGAAATCCAACTAAAGATTTTATTGGATCACTTTGGAAAATAACATCTTTAACATCTGTAGCAAGGACATATCTAATGGGTTCTTTAAGCTGATTTAAGAAATACCACATATGAGCAAAGCGGTCAACTACAATATTAAAATTTTGTGGACCTCTAGGATCATAATAAACCAAATTACCCATATCATCTTTCATAAAGGAAAATATGGTAACACCTTGCGACACTAGTTTATCAGCATCCTCTTTTTTCATATTATAGACAACCAAAGCAATAATGCCTTGGTAGCCTGTCCTTTTCAGGGAGACTAACCAAGGTTCAATATCATGGTAGGTATAATTGGTAACTGCACCAATAACAATATCTTGCATTACAAATCCTTCACGTAAAGGTCATCCCATTTGGAAATTTCGATGAATTTCCGTGTATAACCCTCTGAGGTTAACAGATCATAGATATTTTGGCGAGCCTCCATATTATAATTATGCTCTACGGATAAAGTTTTAATGGTATGATTTTTCGATTTTTCATTTGAGAAATAAGCTTTAAGGATATCATATTCCGAACCTTCGGTATCCACTGACATATAATCGATAATAGGAGTTCCATAGTTATGTTCCATCAATCCAACCATATCAATAAGAGAAAGAGTTGAAACCTTGATTATCTTATGATCTTGTCGTTTTTGAGCATGTTCATCCTTAGTACCATATCCAGAAATAGTCGATAAGTCCGGTTCATCGGTTACATGGAAATCTAACATTTCGCCAGATTGTGTCCATATACATTTATTCCATATTCGTGAATGTGGTCTTGTCCATATCAATTTTTCGGTATAAGAAGGAATTGGTTCAACAAGAAATCCTTGCCAACCATATTTTATTTCTAACATATAAGTATTTGAACCCGCCACCCCATCTGTAGCCCCAAATTCTAGATATAAACCTGGTTGATATGGTTCATTATAAAGAGCCCAAACATCTTGGAAATTCTGAGATTTCGTATTGTCCAAGTTAGCAATACAAAGACCTATGAATTTCATAAGGTCTCGATCAGGATTGGTCCTAAAAGACTCAATTATTGCATGGGGGTCCATGGAAACTTTCCTTCATAATGTTCTTCTTGTTGTTTATTTCCTTTGATAAAGAAATCTTCTGTGACAGACCCAGGATTACCATCCAATCTATAACAGAGTGTTGGTAAAGCCGTTGTTCCATAGATATATGAATCTTTAACAGAAGCTAGGTAATGCCTATCTCCTCCCCACCCGAAATTCCAAATAGGAGAGGTTTTCATAATAAACTCTTTCCGAAAAGCGAAGGATGAAGTATCTATTAGATATTCCGGATGTGTATGGGAATGCCAAATCGGCCAAGAACCGAGGGATTCACAAAGATCATCACAGATATATTTACCATCCTTATCATAGATTCGCCGAAATGAATGGGCAAAAGAATACCCCTGTTTCGCTTCTAATAAATCTACAAGGGATTTTACATGATTGGGTTCATACCAATTATCTTCATCTAGGAAAAATATGTAATCAGCATTAACCAATTGGGGCCAGGCCGCATATATTCTATGACCATAAAATCCATTTGCTCCAGTATTTTCTTGGAGTAAATCAAGAGCTAAACTATGGCTTGTTTGCCCCTTAGAATCCTTTATTCGAATATGAACATCTTGCTCATATTGGTGTCCGTCAACCACAACATGATGTTTGACATTCGAATAGGTCTGGGATAAGACAGAATCTATTGCTTTGGAAAGAGTAGATTTGCCTATTGTTGGAGTGATAACAGCTACAGGTCTTTCAAGATTTATTTTAATTTCCTCGCCCCGTACTTCCATATCCACCATTTCGATCTGTTTTCTTGGTTGGCTTCTCAGTAACTTCATCCAATGTATAGTCCAACATCTTAACCAATTCAGCCTGAGCTATTCTGTCTCCAACCTTGATGATATAAGGAGATACACCAATATTGGTCAGAAGTACAAACAATTCATCGATATAATCCCAGTCGATTACCGCCTCAGCATTTGCTAAGGCTATACCAGATTTTAAGGCCATAGAAGACCGTATATGAAATCTCACAGAATATCCTTGAGGAATATCCATAATCAGGCCTGTAGGAACAAGTAACCGGTCACCTGGCATAATAGCCACGTCACCGGTTTTACCTAGTTCACGAGTTGTTGGAGAATTTTGGGGATTGTATCCGTTAACTACTTTAGTATGATATGGTTGGTAAGACAAATCAAAACATGCTGCACCTTGAGTGCCGAATGCAGGTAATTTCACCATGTTGTGTAGTTTAAAGAATTTTAGTTTAGGCCTCACAGGTCTTGCCATAATATAACTCCATGTTAAAATTTTTCATAATAAAGTTCCTAGTTTATGTTTTTTGTATGTGGGTTCCAATAGAATATTTTTGTACTAACTTCCAATCACCTTTTTCTCTATGAGAAATCACTTTGATTTGATTCATAGGTGCTTCAGGTGAAGCTGATTTTTCTTCATCAACCAAGTCACAAAGTTCCCAATCATGGAGGAGATTCGCAATTGTATTCCTTCGGGCCATATCATCGATGGAAAAATCGGATGGTTTACCATCCAGGATGAAAAGTTCCTTGAAATGCATAATCGCATATCGGCCTTTTTTGTGGAGAATATTACAACTCTGGTATAAAGTTTTATCTAATTTGGAAGCTACTCCAATTCGAGTCAATGTTTCTTTTATTTTTAGGAACGATTCAGGATCAGGTAATGTAACTTCTACTCCTAATCCTCTAAATATGTCGTCCTTGTTGTCGTTTATCATAAATCCCACCCTTATCCAAACGCTTCTTAATGGCGTCTATTTGTGTATCAGTTAGGAGCTTGAGTGCATCTTTGGCCTTTTCGGCCGAATATCCATAATACTCTTTGACCAATTCTAGGTTATCATTAGATTCTAGTTTTTGCCACTTTTGAAAAGGTCTTTTCCAAGCTCGTATTGTATTTAGGCCATAATCATTTTGAAGTAGATGATCTACATCATACATTATATTCAGTTGATTGGCTACAAAAATACAATCGGCATGGAGACTGAGGCTCCGGTTGATGATAAAAGGAACATATTCCTTTTCGTTTTCGGAGGTAATGACCCGCTTCTTGGTTTGAAGTAGGGCAGGTATGATATCCTTAAAGAGTTCCATCAATAAACCTTCTCAAACTGTGCTCCTGTAAATATCTTTTCTGAGTCTGAGCAATAGAATGTTCGGATATAAGTGTTTGCCCAACAGTTTGGGAATGTGCCAAATTCATTAAAGGTTCAGACCCAAAATTTAAGGCATATTGATATATCAAATAGCTTTCCATCATAGCTAACCAGGGTCGTACAAGAGAATTAGGTAATTTTGAGATTGGTTGATATATTCCAATGGAGATTTTTTCTACCACTTCTCTTCCATATCCAAATTTCTTATAGAAAATTTCATATTTTGTATCACGTTTCTTATCAAGATTCTCTCTGACAAAATTTGGTTTGTGAGACTTTAAGCGCATATATAATTGCCCCTGTTTATATATGTGCCCTGGCGATTTCTGATCGTAATGGAAATTATCATTATTTTTCCCGGCCATTCCAAAATATATCGTCTCTTCAAAATCATGAGGTAAATCAGATAAACTTGGCTTGGATATAGGAGAACTAAAACAATAAATCCCAAAAGGTAGGATTTTTAATTGTCCTAAATCTGACATTGGATACCAACCAATAAATTTTCCGTGATCTAATACACTCATAATGGTAATTTTCTCTTGTCCAAACCTAATCGTTCCCGAGCCTCATTATAATACGTTTCATCCCTTTCAATCAAGAGGTAATTTCTATTTAAATTTTTACATGCTACTCCAACAGTTCCTGATCCTGCAAACGGATCAAGGACCAAATCACCAGGATTGCTCCAGGTAGTGATATGGTCCATCGCCAATTGGACAGGAAATACAGCCGGATGGGACGTAGGATTTTCCTTGGTCTGACCAACAGTCTTTACAGACCACACATTATACCTGAGACCATAATCTGAGATAACATTCTTTTCCTGTTCTCTCAGGGTTCCATCAGGAAGTCTATGTGTATTCCTCCCCCATACTGTTTGGCCAGCATATTTGTTGGCTCGATCCTTGATACCATTAAAAGTCTTAGGTTTTCCCTTTGAAAACACAAACATATACTCAAATATTTGATGGTATCTGGTAATAGATGGATTGGAGAAATTAACCTTCTGATAGATCATCGTATCATGGAGTTTAAAACCATGGTCTTTAAAATATAGAGCCTGTTTGAAGGAGGATCCTGTTTCCGAACCGTCAATCATAGCATCACCAACAATCCAGACAACCACACCACCATCTTTCACAACACGAGCCAATTGTTGAGCAATAGTTTCGAAATCCCAGTTGTCCATATCATTGTAGGTCCGGAGGTTATCATATGGTGGTGACGTAACAACCAGATCAACCGAATCGGTTTCCAATGTTTGAAGGATTTGGGCTGAGTCTCCATGGATTATATCATTCACAAAAATTCACCGTCTACCATTATTTCCGTTAGGCAAGCAACAAGATTTATCTCACCGTCAGGAACAAATCCTGCTTGATATTGATACTTGGCTAATATCACCACGACTTGGGGTATTGACGATGGTTTCAGGAAATCATATAAAGAATCATAAACTTTTCGATAAATCTTGGTAGGATCAATATCCGAATTTAAGACAACCCATTTTCGCATACCTGAGAAATCGGAACCTTTAAGATATCTGACTAATTCTGACATCTTTCGAATATCGGTGACCTGAGCCAGGACGGAAATATCAATAGCACCTAAAGTGGATAATCTCTGAAGCTCATTGAGAGTTCTACGATAATCCGGAAAATACTTCTCCACGACCTTAACTAAGACGGCCTTATCGAATGTAACGTTTTCGAGTGTAAGGATTTCTTCCAATCGTTTAAAGAATTGGGAAGCCATTTTAGGACGATCGGCCGCTTCTAACCTAAAATCAATCACCGCACACCTAGAATGAATAGCTTCTATGAGTTTTGCTTTGAAATTACAAGTTAGGATAAATGTCGCATTGGATGAAAATTCCTCAATAACACCTTTAAAGGCATCTTGCGCTTCGGCTGTCATACCATCCGCTTCATCCATGATGATGACTTTGCGGCCGCCGCGAATGGATACGGTGGAAGCATAATTATTGATCTTGGTCCTGAGAGTATCAATACCTCGTTCCTTAGAACCATTGATTTTTATATAGTTGAGACCTATTTCATCACACATAGCAATAGCTACCGAAGTTTTACCAACTCCAGGAGGTCCTGTCAACATGAGATTGGGAATAGATTTATTATCCACATAAGATTGAAAGACGACCTTCAGGCGATCAGGGAGAATACACTCGGAGACCGTCGAAGGTCGATATTTTTCTACAAATAGAAATTCATCATTCATAATATAAAATCACTTCATAATTGCGTCGAAAAATTCCTCAAAGGTATGATTACCTTCAACTTCTTGATCATAGTTGGCCTTAAAATGAGCCTTGGCCAATCGTCTTAGAAGCCTTTTATCAACCCCAATTTTATCGGAAGTTTCATCGATAATGGCTTTTTGTGTTTCTCTCTCCGAGGATGCTCGCATAAGAGAATCGGACAATTCAAGGACAGCATCCTTGAGAACCTTCTTATCTTCCCCCGTAAGAGCATCAGCATTCATCAATTCATTGGACATCTTATTTCCTTTTCTTGGGAGGGAGTTCAACAGCCACAAAATACTTCATGGTCTTGTCGCCGTTTGTAAACAGAGCCATCACATCATTCTTAAGAGTAACTTTATAATTGGAAGGGAGAAGTTTATTAAGATTATCCACCTTAAAGATTGCTTCAAAATCAGAACCCGTATATGGACCTACTTCAACATCAGCCGAATTGGATGTATCATTAGAAACATCTATAGCCTGGAGTTTAAGTAACCCTAAAACACCGAGTATTTTAATATAGGTCAAAGCATTCAATTGGGCAATCTTGAGGAGTTTTTGGAAAGAATCCTGAAGCAACTCGAAGATAACATCTGGTTTATCCAACACAGGATCTAATTCACCTGGGGAGGGCAGAGTTTTCAATAGTGTTGGGGAAGAATAAAAATATTTGAGAGAAATATTCTTATCGGCCAAAACCAGATAAGAATCTTCGAATGTTATTTCAGGATTCTCTAATGTAGTGATATTAGCTAATAATTGTTGAAGATTATAGATACCAAAATCTTTAGGAAATTGTTCAACCAAAGCAGCCTCAGAAGTTATGACTTCATCCAAATCTATAGTCGTTTGGATATTTCCTTTCCTCACTAGGAGTGAATCTGAAATAGTCGCAAAGTTTTTTAAGACCGATAAAGTCTTATCAGATAGTTTCATTATATACCTCTTATTTCAATGACTTTCATTATAGAAGGATTATTTCTGTTTGGCAAGCTTGTTTGCTTCCCAGCGCTTATTCCTTGCATCAATATTATCTTGGAGACCAATCTCCACCAATTCAGGATTATCCTTTAAGAGTTCATGGAGATATCCCATAGCATTAAACATGAGACCACAAAGAGCCCAAACAATTCCTTCTTTGATCGCATGACCCCTATGGAATTTCCACCAATCAAAGAAATGGCGGAAACCTGACTTCATATAGGTGTCCTTTTTGATACCCAATTGCCAATTATCACCTTCTCTCCGACCACCATCTTCTGTATTCCTATTATAATTCATATAAACACCATAAGCCTCAAGAACTGAGGGTGAAAGGAAAGCTTCATAATCATATTTTCCTACATCACTATTCCTAGTGGCTCCAGTTTCAAATTGACGCATTGGAGGAGGTGCAGTTGGGTTTTTAACTTCCCCTAATTTAACAGTTTCAATTGTCTTATGTTTACTCATATTCATGCTCTCCAAACAATATTCCAAATTCAGTCAAAAATTCGTGTTCTGCTCTTTCAGGACTCCAAAACTTCAAGTCAACGCCTAATGGTTCTCCTGAAATATTCCAAGGATCAGGAGGAGGAACCATATTTTGAGCCAGTTCATCCAATAAAATTCGGTTATCCAACTCTTTAACTTCAACTGGCATTTCCTCAGATAACCCAAATCTCCGACAAATGGCCTTCATATTCCTATCTTCTAAGGAATAATAATTGGTAAGGAATGGTTTAATTGGACGGATGATATCAGTGATATAAGCTTCGGATGCATCGTGGAGGAGGGACCATTTTTTTGTTTCTAATGTCGAAGCATATCTCGATAATAAAACCGAATGTTCGGCCACCGAATAAAAGTGAATACAATGTCCAGAATACCGACACATTTGAGACAAGGCATGTGCAATATCTATAATAAAGACTTCTTCAGGTCTAGGATCACAGGGCCAATATTGTTTACCCGTATATGTTTGCATCCAATTACCAATACGATCCATTATCTACTCCTTTGATTAGAGGAGTATTTTATAGGCAACCAAGCTTTTTGGCAACCTCACATTTTTCCTGTCCAGCGAGCTATTTGCTCCATGTTACCATTAAAGGAATATGTACCCATATGGTTGAGCTTCATCCAAGGGCAAAGCCAGATTGAACCACCAATGGCTCTCCAATACTGGCAAAACATATAATCCTCGGAGAGATAACGATGGGAGTCAGGATCAATCACAGTATCAAAATAAGCGTGAATCAGTACAGAACCATCAAAATTTTGTTGGCCAGCATGGTCGGGTTTATATTCAAGATGAGGATATTCAGCTTTGAATTTGGTGAAAACTGCACGTTTAATCAACATAAAACCAGTTCCGATTTCCATAACTTCCAAAGGTTCATTAACGTTAAATTGTTTGGTTCCCGGAACAGGATTGAATACATAATCTCCGGTGACGGTTTCGAGTTCGCCTGGTTTAATATCGGGTCTTTGGGCCGCTGCATGGACATTATTCCAATTAATAGATTTTTTGGAATATGGCGCCCCGATAACGTCCTTATCGAGACCAATTAAGGCAATAACATCATTCGGATCAAATCCTATATCAGAATCGATGAATAATAGATGGGTAAATTCAGTTGCTCGGAGAAATTCTGCGACTAAATAGTTACGAGCCCGAGTTATAAGGCTTTCGTTAAACAGGAAAGAAAACCTTGTTTCTATTCCGTAATGAGCCATTAAGCTTTGTAAATCCAAAATAGACTTGGTATATAAACCAGCACACTGACCGGCATACATCGGCGTACAGATCATGATCTTATTCTTTTTTAACTCATCAATTTTTATAGTCAACTCCATGAAAGATTCTCCAAAATGTTATCAGAATATATTCAAAACCATTGTCTAACCAAAAAACATACTTTAAACAATCGAGTTTGTATCAAATCCTGGTGGACCAACCGATCCTCTATCCATATATATGATGCCATTTCAAAAGAAACCGAGTTTTTGGATGAAAATTGTTTATTTTCAGAAAGATGCTATTGTATTACCCATAATATCATAAAGGTACCTCGCTGTCAAGAGTGTAAGACCAACCAAGTAACCTTTCACAATTATCATAATGGTTATAGAAAATATTGTTCCAATTATTGTGTTACTCACTCTCAAGAACGCAACGATAAGATAATTGCCAGTCACGATTATGTTCAAGACCAAAAAACTCTAATAGAAAACAACCTTAAAAATTATGGAGTAGCTTATTCATTTCAACGACGCGAGGTTATTGATAAAATAGAAAAAACAAAACTGACCAAATACGGGAATAAATTTTACAATAATCCCACAAAGATGATTGAAACCAATATTCGAAAATATGGATTTCCATATACCGTTTCGGTTTCTAGTGTTCAACGAAAATCGCAAGAAACTATCCAATCAAGGACTCCCGAATTATGGGATCCTATTTGGTTGACCAATCAAAACCAAACAAAAAGCCTTACTGAAATATCCGAAACCCTCGGAGTAACATATAGGAC